GGATCTCTTGTGTTAACAATGTCTACTTGATGACCTAAATCAATTAAATTTTTTCTATAGTCGTCTATTAAGATCTCGACTGCGCCCCAACCTTTTGGTGGTATGGGCATTGTTCCAGGACCTACTATGCAAATTTTCATATGCTTTTTTCTTTACTAAATAGATAGTTTTCTATTAGAACATAGTCTAATTCTGTTTCGTCAAGAACTTTAAGTGCATCTTCTATGGTAGTTAATATTGGCTGTCCTTTTATGTTGAATGAAGTATTTAACAAAACTTTAGTATGCGCTTTAGATACATAACAAATTATTTACAAAAGTCTTAAATAAAGAACTACGCTGTATTTATTAACATTATTCTTAAAAATTGAGTATATATTTTTCCCATACTCTCAGCTTTTAAAAAAAATCCAATTTTCCAGCGCAATTCTAAAAATTTTACTGCGTTTCGGCAATATCTTGTAAATAAGACAACATATTACCTGAGTATTTCATACGACCAATATGCACCATATTAATATTTGGATCAACCCAAACTTTGCCGCCAATATCTTGCCAATATCTACAAAACCCATAGTCTTCAGATAAAAATCTATTTCTATGGGGGTCAATGTATGAATTAAAAAATGCGTAGGTATATTGCTTTTCTTTCTCTGTTAAAGAGCCGGTATCATCATCATATTTAAGATTTGGATATTCTTTCATCATTTTCTCAAAGCATGTTCTTTTAATTAACATAAACCCAGTCCCCGCATCAAAAATTTCTATTGCGCCATTATCAACTTTCAAAGTTACTTGATCTTGGCTTTTTACTGGATTAACAACAAACCTTAAACTTTTTGACATTAATTCGTCATAGCGGATATCTTTGACAACAGCATCATGCTTTACCTTTTTCCAATTAATTTCTTTAATTGGGTAAGAACCAGTTATAATTTCTTTATCGTGCCATAACAATTTAATAACATCTTCTGGTTGAAAACCAATATCTGCATCAATAAACATCATATGGGTAAATTCAGAATTGGCCAAAAACTTAGCCGCAATGTTGTTTCTAGCCCTAGAAATTAAACTATCAGTTATCGTTGAAATAGCAAATTTAATTCCACGATCTCGGCAATACATTGTCATTTTAATTATTGACATAAATGTTGCTTCGCTTATTTGTTGATCATAACAAGGAATAGCGAACATTATATACCATGATTCAATCTGTTCTTTTTCTATAGTTATATTTGTTGATTCTACATCTAATTTTGCCATATACTTAGTATACATTCCTTTCGGGGTAAAACCCGTTTTTTATAATAAATTTTGTTTGCATTATCCGCCGGTTCCAACTTACTAATTATGAGCTTTTATAGGTTTTCTAATGTGAAATCAAAGTTTTCACCAGATTGTTTTTTAGCCGAATAAGTCGGAGAAAATTTTCCGGTATTACCATCATACAAAGATACCGTGCCAAAATCTTCCAAATCATCATATTTTTCTGAATCAATATCAAAATTTAATATCTCTAGATCTATTTCATTATCTACCATAATGTTTGAGGCGGCAGCAAATACTGAGCCGGCCAAAGCATCAGCCATATCTTTAGAACCACTATTTGGGTGATCAATTCTATTATTAGAAAATAATCTCAATTTCAACAATTCATCTTCAACCAAATGGTCATCCCAATAACCTCGCAATCTAGTATCGTATATTGCGGTCATTAAAGTATCATAATCTGTTTTCTTTACGCTATGAAAATCAGCGTTTACTCCTAATGCTCTAAGGCTTTGAATCATTTCAACAGATTGCCATCTATCAAAAGTAACTAAGCCGACATCAAATCTCCTGCACAAATCAATAATCATTTGCCTTACTGAAGCAAAATTAATTTCTTCACCAGGCTCTGCTTGCCAAGAATAAATTAAATCAACATTTATTACCGGCAATTTCTCAACGCCCATAGATGTTTTAATTTCTGTTATACCAGAACAATGCGTCATGCATAAAGCTGATCTATCTCTTTTTAATCCCAAGTCAACATGGATAAATCTTCTATGACTATCTGAATTATTAAACCATGGATGAAAACGCCCTTCTTCATCCAAAGGATTGTCTGCATAATTAAAAGCTTTTCTAACTAAATTTTCATCTCTAAAATAAGCATCTTCCATACTTGGCGGCTCACACTCAAATCTTGCTTTTGCTTCAATCGGATTCCTAATGTATTCTGATTCTAATTGCTCTCTTTTAATCGTAGGATTAACTTCCCAAGTGGCAGCTTTAATTGTCCAAGTTTTTGGCTCTTTCTTTTCTCTAGAGTTATAATATCTTTGCTGAATAAAATCACCTTTATATCTAGGAAACGACAAAAGAATAACTTTGCCTACTTCCGGGAAACGAGACATCACCGATAATTTACTCATATTATAAATTGCAGATGCAGAACCTTTTGCTCTAGTATCACCTTTCAATTCAGAATCGGTTTTAAATGCAGCAATTTCGTCTAAAACAATTGTTAATACTTCATAACCTTCCCAACCTTCACTTTCCGAGTGACCGGAGAATAATCTTACTGGCCGGGAAAAGAAAAATATTTCTGATACTCTTGGTTCAAAACCAACACTATTAAAGTAAGGAGAGCTTAATAATAAATTTTTTAATGGTTCAAAAAATACTCTTTGAGCTTGCTGCGCGTTTACAGCCAAATTTAATAAATCTATATAAACACCATGAGCCTTTCCGTAATAACCTAAAGGATCTCTCAAACAATGTAGTAAATATGACGCATAAGCGATAGATATTCTGCTACAATGGTCTTTCCCGCTACCCTTACCGAGCATACAAATGACTTCATTATCAGTATAATTATTATAATATTCAGTTCCTTTTTCTTCACCCATTAATTTTATTAAAGTAGGCTTCCGAAAGATTTGAGTACTATGTCTAACAATTTCAGTTTGAATTTCAGAAAGGTCTGGCAGCCCAAGATATTTTTTATCTTTAACAAAAACTTCAATAGAAACTGGTTCTTCAACAAGTTCATCTTGTTTCAAAAGTCTATCAAAATCTTCAAACTCAAGATTAACGCCAAGATAATCAGACATTATAATAATTCCAGATTGTTACCAATAGGCAAAAATAGTGGTCTCAAATTCTGGTTAGCGCCAGTAATGGGGGAAAGTAGTGGTCTCAAATTCTGGCCATTGGATGTAATGGGGGAAAAGGGTGGTCTCAAATTCTGAGCTTTTATTTTAATGACGAAAACACCCTGTCTCAAATTATGAGGCATTTTCTTCCTCCGCATCTATAACAACAGTTTCTTTACCCATAATCTGGAAAGCAATCTCCAGTTCTTTTCTTACTTCTTCAGCAATTGACGGATGCTTGGATATAACATCACGCAAAATTTTTGAAAGTATTTGGTTGACATTTTCGGCTTTTTGCATTCGCTGAATGTATTCAGTATCGGCCTGATTGCCACCACCCATAAGCTTATGCAATTGAGCTTTCTTGGTTGCAATTTCGCCGGCTAATTTAATCGCCTGTATTCTTGCAGCAACCATCCCGTGATCGGTTGCAATGTTTATTGTCTCCCAAGCTTCTTTGCTTAATTCATCAAACTCCTGAAGCGCTTTAAGTGTGTTGAACTGTACTCTTTCAAGAAAGTATGGATCTTCTTCTGCACTTCTGTTTAAAAATAATTTATATTCCTCAATATATTCCTTAACTTCACCAGGGCTTAAAGTCATTAATGTTGCTATTTCGCTTTTTGAATAGCCTTTTACATAAAGTAGCCCAACTTCTTCTATGTCCTTAATTTTTTCTACAAATGTTTTTGTTTTAGTAATTTCAGAATTTGTCATAAATACCGATCCTATTCTTCGTTTTCATATTGCCTAAACGCAATTTCTCCGCCGGCTTCTGACGCTTCTTTCGTTAAATTTTCTAATGTCATGCCGTGTTCCTTGACATAATGAACTCTGTAATTAAACCAACCCTGAACGGCCTTCCACATTTTGTCATCAGTTGTTTCCTGAAGCTTCATCATTTCATCAACAGTAAGCAGAAAGCTTAAAACACCTAGCGGCATATACACAACAGTGTCAAATGTTTTATCTTTATTTTTAGCAAACTTTTTTAATAAATTTTGAAATTGGATTACCAAATCTTTGATAGGTTGCCCAGTGTAAAAATCAATATTGCCATAAGCGTTTCTTTCCCGAGGACAATACTCATCAACACCAGTAATTGTGCCAAAAGAACGACATACCAGAGGTCTGTAGCCATATATAGTGCAGCCACCTTTATAAAAGGCACAGTGTCGTTTTGTTTCCCCACCCCATGTCCAATCAGGATCGTTGAGAGCCTCTATGAGCGATTCTTTAACCGAATTAAACCATTTGTTAGCTTCATTTTCGCCTTTATTTTCAAGAATCAAATAATATTCTTTGTTTAAATTATAAGCAATATTCGCACACTCCATCATCGGCAAAATCAAACCTATGGTGCAGCATTTGCCGGACCCTAAACATTTAAATTTAGTTTGATTTTGTTTTGCTTCTAGAACCCTAACTTGATTATAAACCATATCAAGTTCAGTAAATAGATGTATATCACTAAGCGATACCGATTTTCTCATTTTTTCCCCATACTTTTCTTTCTAGCCATGTTCATCCTTCTCTGCTCTCTTCTTCTAGCTTCAACTAATTTTTGCATTGGCGATTCAGGTTTTCTAGATGCAGTTCCTTTGTTGAGATTGCGACCTTTGCCCCTAAATTTCAGCAAATCATATTTTTTACACCAGTTATAAAGAGCTTGCGGGGTGATCGTAATGTTATATGTTTGGCTTAAAAGTTTAACAATATCTGTTAAATTCATACGCTTTTTCACATAATGCTCGTAAAGCCAAGTTTTATCTTTATAAGGGTCTAAAGTCATTTTTTACCTACCATTAAATAATACCATAGTGCAATACCGATTGCGTCTACTATATCATCATCATTAATATTATCAACTAAAAAATATTTTGAAACTATTTTGTTTACGCGATCTTTTCTTTCTTTTTTCTTTTTTGATTCAAAAGAACCTTTACTTTTGTCATTCTTTAATCTCTCTTTATCGTGCTTAGAGAGATTAGTGTACCCAATGCCCCTTTTCCAAAGCATAGGGTTAATATCCATAACTTTATGGCAGTGTCTGGACAACACGCCCCATGTGTAGCCTATTATATAAGATATAATCCTGCTTGTTTGAAAATTCTGTATATACACTGATTGCTCAATTACAGCGACAGACGGCTTGTATTTAGAGCAAACATCCGTCAACCCGGAGAATATCTGATCAAATTTAATAGAAATATCAAGAGTTTTAGTTAATGATATCTTGCCATACGCAATTAATTCAGGTTTACTGATATCAATTACCGCCCAGCCCAAAGAATGAGATGACGGATCTACTGCAATTATCCTTTGCGGATTTTGCGATAAAGAAATATTTTTCAAACTCATTGGTTAAGCTCTTCATTAAGTTTGTCTTCATCCCAACCCCAGCCGGCCAATCGTTTAACAAATCTTTTTTGTTTATGAAGTTCACAAATATTTTCTTTATTATAAGAAGATAAAATTGTAGTGCAATTTTTTATTGAACAAATTCGTTTTTTATTCTTACTTTTCTTTTTATCATGGTAAGCAGCCAATAATCTATCATTAGTTACTAAACGCCGACATTCTGAAGAGCAATATACACTATTATAAACTTTTGCAACAAATTTTTTAGAACATTTCGTATTCTTGCAAATTCTCTTTTCCGTTGTCATTTTCACCAGACCAGCAAAGAGAGCGCACATTACAAGATTGACAATGCTTGGATGTTATCTTGTAAGGTCTCTCGGGGATAATTTGTTGGACAAAACTGCCATAAATTTCCCTATATTTCTTAAATAACTTATCTATAAAAACTTGATCTTTTTCAATATATATTGGCAATAACTCTTGATTGTTTTTATTTTCATAAATAACAAAACCGCTATCAAGATTTAAACATTCCATATAAATTTGAGCTTGCCTATAGTGCTCATCTTTTGGTTTTTTATAAATCTGTCTATAGTGAAAACCTTCTGAACTAATAGATTTTAATTCAATTAATTTTTCACCATACCAATTAATTATACCATCGGCAGTTCCCTCAATGGGTGGGGAGGAATAATTTACAGGTATTTCCTCATTAACCAATATACCCATTTCCCTAAAATATTTATAAAGCCTATCATGCACAGCATGACCGTTATCAAAAATTCTGTATGTTTGAGGTCTAAAATCAACATCAGTATTAACACCTTCAAACATATAATACCAATATCTCTTACATTGGTTTGTATAGCTTGGGTGAAAGCCGTTTACTTTTTTAAAAGACACTTCGTTTCTTTTAGAAAGATGATCATCAACTGCCTGGACCAAGGATATTTCTAGATCGCTCCCAGAAATATTGCTTTCCGGTTCAATCTTTTCAACAACTTTTTCTTTCTTTTCTCTTAACGCTTTTAATGATTTCATTGACTATAACCGCCCTTTCCAGCGAGTTTTAATGCATTTATATTCTCTGCCAATGCTTCATACATGGTTTTCCATATATCATTAACAAACTTGTCTTGATCGCCCATAACGGCTGATTTTCTTTTAAAAATTTGCGATTTTACAATCATCAATGTTCTGTATGCAGCTAATGTGTTTGCAGCCTTAATTGCCTGCATGCCCAGATATTGGTCCGGGTTATTGATTATGTCTTCTACAATCCGCAAGCATTCTAAGAACTCTTCTGCTTTATCACCCATCATGGATGTGATTATCTCTTTATTTACAATAATATCTGCCATTACAAATCCTTTCTTAAATCTTCTGTCTTGACAACTGCTTGTTTAATACAGGGCTTTTGAATTCCAATAAGATATTTATAAACATAAATACCAAAATAATATCCATCATCCCAATTATAACTAACACCAAAAGCTCTCCAGTGAGATAGTTTATCACAAAAAAAACGATATTTCCCTTTAAACATTTTTAATTGCCTTTCCAACCCATTTAGCAACTGGTGATGCAACAGCATTCCCGCACATTTTATATCTATTTGTGTCGGCAATAATTTTTCCTTCATCATCATATTTTGTATGATTATCAGGGAACCCCATAAGTCTTTCGCATTCCAATGGAGTTAGTTTTCTAAGCACCAACTCTGGAGTCATAACTCCATGCTGAGAAATTGTATCAAGAGTGTAAGATGGATCATTTTCATCACCAAACCCTTTTCCCTGAGGGCCGGCAGTATCTGAGCGACCAATAATAGTTCCCTGTATCGGGATTGCAATATGATCTGCCGAATCTATTCCTAATCGCAATGTTCTGTATATATTTTCAGAAATTGCATTATTATACCCATCATAAGCAAGAACCGGCTGTTCTAATCCAACCAACGGAACCTGACCACCGCCAGTCCCCATTCTGTGCTTTAATGTTGGAACAATTTGATCTTCATAAATGCGAATATCGTCAACTCTTGTGCCATCAACAATAATTGGATTATTATAAGCAATATGCGGAAAATTATCACCATTGTGATGCTCTGCTCTTAATGTCGGAACAATATCTTCAGAAACACCCGAGCCTTGGCGAACCATTGTGCCAGGCTGAAATACTGTTACTCCTCTTTCACCATTGATGCCAGGTTCACTAAAGCCTGTCTCAATCTTTCCGGCAGCCTGTTTCCTTTTCTTTCTGCTCTGTTTAATATCCCCTTTGCTGTCTTTGGGGACAGATAATATTTGCTCGGGACATCTTGCAACGGTTCCAGGATCGTAGCAAGCAAGCACGAAGACACGCCTTCTGCGCTGGGCGACTCCGAACCATTGTGCATCCAAGATGTGCCATTCAATCGCCAATGCCCCGATGTTTGCCATTTCGTCAATGACCCTTGCGAAGTCGTTTCCTTTATTGCTACTGAGGGCACCTGGGACATTTTCCCAGATTGTCCATTTTGGAAATTCATTTTTAGTTGCATCTCTCATCTCCTTGATAACTCTAATTGCTTCGTGAAATAACCCTGATCTTGAACCTTCTAAACCTCCACCTTTACCTGCGATTGATAAATCTTGGCATGGGCTGCCAAACACAATACAGTCAACTGGAGTTAGTTTAGAACCATCAACATCTCTAATATCAAAATACTTAGGAACAGTCGGCCAATGCTTTCGCAATACGGATTGACAATGTTTATCCCATTCTACTTGCCATTCGCAATTCCAACCGGCACTCTCCATGCCTAAATCAAAACCGCCAACACCCGCAAAAAGTGAACCAAATGTATTACTCATACTCTGTGCCTTTCACTAGTTCTCTAAATACTTCCCAGTCAATGATAGCAACCTTGGATTCTGAATTGCTACCTAAAACTACAGAAATACATGGATATTTATAATTAGAATTCCAAGCATCTTTACGCATCTTTTTCCAATTTGGAAGATTTAGAGTAAAGCTTTTCTCGTTATGCTTGTAATCCACTAAGAATTTATTTAAAGAAGCATCGCCTTTTTTAAGACCACGACCAGAATTTTTGATCGGCTTGGCTTTATCTTTCTTGATTTCTTCTTTCTCGGTTCTTTTCACCTATGCCCGAATCACTTTCTCTAGCTCAGTTATTTCTTTTGCTGATAATTCAATGCTTGAAAGACCATTCCACTTACTTTCTTTATAAGTATACCAAGCACCTTTGCGTTTAATGATATCCATCTCAATAGCAATATCAATCAATTCTCTTTTTGTATCAATCTGACCAAGCTGAGGAAGAACATAATAATAACCTGTGCTGCCGATAGTTGGGCATTGTTTTGTTTTCTCAACAGTCCATGTTGCCTTTTGGCTTGTAATCATATTATTTTCTTCTCTTTCCATCTCGCCTTTAGACATAGACAAGAAAAGTTTAATAATATTAGACATATTGTGGTGGACTGTGTTGCCCATCTTGGCTTTAGTAATTGCATACATACCACTCAGATCAACTGTTTGGTGAGCAACAAACAACATAATGTTACGCTCTTTATGAAGATAGTTCACTAGCTTCTGCAGGAAATAACCCTGAGAACGAGCAGATAAACCCATTGCCTTACCACTTTCCGGTTTATCATAAAATTCTTCTTTAACAATATTTGATAGCGAGTCAAACAAAAAAATGTGTTTTTCTTTATCGTCACTTAGATATCCAATAATATTTTTCATAATGTCCTCAACAACAGTTGATTGAACAATTACAACATCATCAATATTGATACCGCATTTCTTTGCATACTCATCGTTGTATGATGATTCTGAATCCACAATAACTGGCCGGTATCCCATCTTTTGGGCTTCTGCAATAATTCTGAAACACATTGTTGTTTTACCAACAGACGGTGTGCCCCAGAACAAATGAGTTGCCCCAGAATTTAACCCGCCATTCAAGGCCCGGTTCAAACCAACACTTGGGGTTGGAATAACTTCGTGAACAGGCATTACTTCGCCTTTTCGTTTATCTACAATTAACATCTATTCTCCTATTCGTTTAGAACTATGATAACATATCCGTGAAGTATGATTAGCCAAACTGATTATAAATTTGCTAACCATTTTTGAACTTTCTCCGCATCCTGCGCAAAATCAACATGGTCGGTAAAAGATTTATATGCTGCGTCAGACATTTGCTTTAAACAATCTTTATTTAAAATTATTTCTTTTATCTTAATAGATGCATCTTCCAAACTCATTGTATCTAAATCTATACAATTATCACTATTAAATAATTCTTCACCTAAACAATCTTTGTAATAAGAGCTGCGAATTATTGTTGGCTTACCGCAAGCATAGGCGTTATATAATATATGACCATAACCATCGCCACCGTGTTTAACATGAAAAATAAAATCGTTATTTTGCATTGAATTTGATAATTCCATTGTCCCTGACGCAAACGCGCCATCTCGGCATTGACCGCCATAACTTCTAAATTCAACCCCTTGCGGTTGTAATAATTTTTCTAAATTAACAAAATCTTCCCAACCTCTATTATTTTCTATAACATTTATATATGAACTTATTTTATTAAAACCAAATTCATCAATTGGTTTATAAATATTAGTGTCAAATTCTTGATGATAATATACAGCATTAGTATTTTTCCAACCTCGGTCTTTTATTGATGCTAAAAGATTATGACCATCCGCAAAAGATTCCCCCCAATTATTTCCCATCTGGACTATTAATTTAGCAGAAGGCTGGTATTCACGAATAAGATTTTTAAATAACTGGATATGATCTGGTACTGTTGCTATAACAAAATCAAATTTTTTTTCAATAAAAGCATTAAATTCAATGGCTTTATGAGTAGTTGTATTACCAGAATCTAGAATTGTATGGACACCATCTTCTAAACTAATAGATTGATTTACATAAGGGGTACCATCTATATTTTTAAGATAGGACATATTAAGATATTGATGAGCAGTGACTTCAAGACCATTTAAATCCCAATATTTATTATAATACCAATCCATTCCGATAGGTCTATACAAATTCATTCCTAAACGATTTTCAAATAAAAGAACAAGTGATCTCAATAGCCCCTGGTGATGAAAATCGCAAAAAACATTAATTTCACTCATATCATCTCCACTCGTAGTCATCAACCCTAGGCTTATAAAACATTGTCAAGCCTCTTGGAGTTTCAAAATGAAATGGAACAAGTTTTTTATTTAAAACTAAATCAGTCATCTCCCTGGGTATGAGTCCATAAGGCCAAGCAAAGCCATGTTCTTCATTAGAAATTTGATGCATATTTCTATGAAGATCATGAATAAACAAATATCCGCCATCATTTAAATTTGGGTAAAACTTAACCATTTCTGCAAATCTAGTTTGAGGTTCAGTATCTAAAAATATAAAATCATAATTTTTATCTAAAATTAAATTACCAACATCGCCAAGATGTGAAGAAATTTGCTCTCTTAAACCTAGTCTATTAAATCTAGCATTAGCGATATCATATGTTTCTTTAGCAAATTCATGAGTATCTAAAATACCAAACCCATTATTTTTTAACGCAAACCCCATGTACGATGAACTGACCCCTTGATGAGTACCTGTTTCAAGAACAAAATTTGGTTTAATCAACCGCATAAAGCTATAAAGAAACTCACCAACCTCACACTCTACTCCGGCATCATTAAAAGCACTGTATTTGCTGGATTCTGCATCACCATTCCATTTACTTTCATTATGGATTACCAGTTGACCATCAAGATCACGAAGTTGCTCAGTTATTGTTTTAATTTCCATTTAAAAATTCCTCCCATTGTTTAATTATTTTCTTTTTACCAAACATTTCAATTGCTAAAGCTCTTTGTTTTTCACTTATTTCTTTTGCAAAATCAATATCATTTAACATCATTTCTGTTTTTTCAAACATTTGGTCTACATTATCACAAACTAAACCACCGATTTGAGCCAATATCTCATCAACTTCATAAAAGTCAAAATCATAAATAATATGAGCCAACTGTTTGCTTATTGCAACAATCGGTAAACCCATCATCAATGCTTCAATAAAAGATAATGTATATGAAGCTGGGGCTGTGCCTCCATAAATCATAACTCTAGCTTCCTGCATTTTTTTGATTTGACCAGAATAAGAAATAGACCCGCCATTTAATTCACCTAGATCATCATTACCCGGACCATACACAAGACCGCTATATTTTGTTATTACACGAGTAACTTCTTCGTAATGACAATGAGAACTTCTACCTTTAAGACTTTGAGCAAAAGATAAAACATTTCGCCCGCCGCCATGCCAGCCACTATATTCATCTTCATCTTTATGAAATCTAATCAGAGTATCTTCGCCAATATAGTTAGAAAGATTTCTTTCTTTTGGAGAATATCTAATAATCTTTAATCCTTCTTTACGCATTGGCTCTAGAGATGTTTCAATACCGTTTTTTGATTGACCAATGGTTCTCCAGATAACTGTCTTGTGTTTTATATTATCCCAATTTTGAATAATCACATCTGGATAATGCATAACGATTATGACATCAAATGGTTCAATTAATTCTGGAGGAAGACTTGTTTTGGGAAAATCAATAGACAACTTCGCATAGTCTTCATGGAAGATAGCGCCTTTAATTGGAGGTCTTGGTAAAGTAATATGCCCTCTTGGATCTATGTATGCTCCGTTAGAAAATACATCATGACCTAAATCTGTTAAAAGCTGCACCTCGTCATACTCAAGAATTGAATGACAACTTATATAATGTATTTTCATAAATTACCCGTTTCTTTTAAAACTTCCCAGCATCTATCAATGTATTTTTGAGAAACCTTTTCCCATGTCATATTTTTATTAATGTACTCAGCACTCTGATATGTTTTATCAGAAACTTCTTCGTAATTATTTGCTATATACAACATTTTATCACATAGATCATCAAAGATTGGTTCGCCCCACTGTCCAGCATTAGCGTATCTTCCGGCCATATTTTTAGTTCCCCATGTGAAATCAAGAGGTACAGACATATGAGCAAAATCAGAACATGCCAAAACATTTGTGCAAATTGTAGGAATACCTTTTGCAATTCCTTGAAATGGAATATTGCCCCAGCCCTCACCGCTAGTAGGGAACAACAAGCAATCTGCTTTATCATAAATTGCGCCCAGTTCCTCGTGAGATACTTCATCATCAATCACTTGAATTTGTGGATGCTGGACTGGACCAATCATGCCGCTAGTCCAAATCCTGGCATCCGGAGGCCCATTTGATTTATAAATAAGCCTATAATTATGATTGCCATTAAATACTTTTAAAAATGCATCTACGGACAGCTGAGAGTTCTTGCGAGTTGCTGGTGAGCCAACAGAAAGAAAAGTAAATTGATCGTGTGGAGTTCTCTTTTTTGGGAAATATATTTTGGGGTCAACACCCAATTTAAATTCATAAACTGGTTTGGTAATGCCAGAATTTATAAAGACATCCCTCATGGCATGAGTGGTAGTCCAGACCTCATCCATCTCATTGCACCTAATAACCCAGTCTTCTGGTAACTTATTTGTCTCCCAGAAAGTATAACCAATTGTGTATAACTTAGATTTAACAAACATATCCGGAACTGAGTGATTAATTATGATCTCATCAGCAAAATGCCCTCTTTGGAAATACCCCAGACCTGGAATATTGGCTTGAAGCCGGCCAATTTCTTCTGGTAAAGATGGCTTATTTCGTCTAATTGGTAAACCGCTTGAGCCGATATGTTCCCACAGGCAATCTGGCGTATAGCCGTAGCCTTCACTAAATTTTGGGATTTGATTGTCAGACCATACAAAACTATGCATTAGACACTTCTTTTAGATTTCTTTTCTCAATATATTCTTCCACACTAATAATTTTATCAGAATATTCAAGCTTATATGAGTCTAAACGAGTTAAAGAATTTTTGTCTTCAATGCGAGACAATCTTACTGCATACCAGCTGTTCTCTTTCAGTTTACTTTTGACACCTTTTAAAACATTTGCAAAGATAACTATCTTGAAAAACTGTCTACCATCCCAGCAATAAACACTTGCCATCTCTTTATTTTTGGATGTAGTAAATATTCTTATATTAAAAATATACATCAATGTTTTAGGGTCAGTAACAAACCCGATGTCGTGTTGATAAAGCCAAGAATATTCGTGATTTTCGCCTTTTTTCTTTAGCATCATAATATTCCAAAGTTTTGACCCTTCGGCTTCATAAACATCGCAGTAGGCATGCAGTGTTCTGTCGCCAATTAAGCAATACAGGTAATCTCTTTGGGCAACTTCGGTATTTCTTTCACCAAAAACAGTGCAAGATCCAGAGTGATCTTCAAATTCTATTCTGAGATAATTATTTGCCTTTTTAGTAGATCGCACTACTGCTTTAATTAAAGTCAAACCAGAATTAATTTCATGGAAATCTGCCGCATTTTCTACAAACTCATCTATTTCCGTAACATGCTCGCTTGATTTAATAGGGAAACCAAGAACTGGCAAAAAATATTTTGAATGGTCATATTGAGAAACATGACCAATGGACACAAACGCCCCAACTTTCTCCAGATTTTCCCTCAACGGAGCTTTGACTGATGATTTGCTACATTTATTGCTAAATTCTTCAAAAGAACTAAACGGTCTTTTATTAAAAATTTCTTTAATGGCAGCAGCACCACATGTTGCAATGTTTGTTAATCCAAACCGAATTCCAAGTGGCTCATCATCTGTTGAAATTGAAAAGAACTCTTCGGATTTATTAATATCCGGCGGATAGATGTTTAACCCAAGTCTTTGGGCTTCCATCAAATACGCAGTAATTTTATCATTTGCAGATTCGTTAAATAACAATGCCAACATAAACTCAAGTGGATAGTTGATTTTCAACCACATGGTTTGATATGACAGCATTGAGTAGGCAACAGCGTGAGACTTGTTAAACATATACAAAGCCGACATTTCAAATTCGGACCAAATCTTTTCCGATTGCGCAGAAGTCAAATATTTGTTGTTAACGAATTTATTTTTATATTTATCAAACTCAGCAACATCTCTTTTCTTACCAATAATTTTCCTCAAAGAGTCAGCTTCAGCCCAAGTAAAATCAGCCAACAAAACAGCCATTTGCATCAACTGCTCTTGGAAAATTACAGTGCCATAAGTTTCTTCCAGAATTGGTTTAACAATTTCATTAGGGTATCTAGGTTTAGCCAAACCTTTTTTGCAGTCAATGTACCTTGCACCCTGAGAAAGCAAAGCGCCAGGTCTAACTAAAGCATTTGACACAACCAAATCGTTAAAATTGGCAATGCCCATACGCTCAATAAGATTACGGTAAGCGGCAGCATCTGTTTGAAAAATACCAACAGTATTGCCGTTATTGAAGTTTTCAAAGACTTTTGGATCATCAAGCCCCAGGGAAGCCTGCTTTACATTGACCCCATAACGCTTGGAGATGATTTCTAAGCAATCTTTAACCACAGATACGGTCTTTAGACCCAAAATGTCAATTTTAATAAGCCCGACAGCCTCAGCATCAACCATGTCAAAAGCCGAAACCATCGTGCGCTCGGAACCTTGAGAATCCTTTCGGGATTCAACAGGGCAAACCTCATTAAGTGGCAAAGCCGAAACAACCATACCGGCAGCGTGCACACCCGCATTGCGAATACGATCTTGAAGACGCTCAGCAACATTTGTAATCTCGGGATATTTCTTGGTAAAAATCTTGCCTTTATCTGTTTTCTTCAACTCATCAATTGTTTCAAAAAACGGAGTAATTGCATTAATTTCGGCAAAAGGAACTTGCAAAACCCGAGCAACATCTTTCACAGCAGATTTCGGCTTAAACTCGCCATATGTTGAAATCGCAGCGACCTTATCTTCGCCCCAGCGTTTTGCCAAATACTCACGAACTTCATCTCGGCGCTTATCTTCAAAATCCAAATCAATATCGGGATAATCATTTCTTTCCGGGTTTATAAAACGCGCAAACAAAAGATTATATTTAATCGGGTCAACATCGGTAATCTCAAGCAAAAATGCCAGCAAACTACCACCGACAGAACCACGCCCGGTACCCCGGCCAATGTTGTTTGCATCAGCCCATTTGACCAAATCCCAAACAATCAAAAAATAATCGGCAAACCCAAGCTGTTTAATGATCCCAATCTCTTCAGACAACCTTGCTTTATATTCATCGCCAAGACCCAAACTATTGAGTTTAAATTGGCACATCTCTTCCAGATATTCATTGGAATCCAAATTTTTGAGATACTTTGGAAGTAAACTCTTATGCTTGTGTATACGAGCGGTACACTTCTCCGCAACTTCCAAAGTATTTTCTAATATGTCAATTCTATCATAGCCAGAATCTCTAAACCACGAAGCCACCTCATCAGCGTGAGCCACAAACGGATTAATCTCATCAAACCTAAGATTCCTGTTAGGATACATATTATTGATTTTCGCCACTAAGTCCAAAGACATATCATTAGCAATACCAGCGTGGTCTTTTGCATATCGCTGATCTGCTGGAGAAAGTCCAGTAAACTGGGATATCATTAACAGGATTTCTTCACATCCTTTATCTTTATGAGTTGGGAAATGGCAGTCTGCTGTCGCTACAACCTTTTTCCCGAAAGTTTTTGCTAAATCAAAAATACCATCATTGAGTTCTTTCGGGTTCCAAGCCTGTACTTCATAATAAAAATCATCTTTGAATATCTCAATGAATTGCTTAGAAAGCTCCTCTGCTCTTGCTGTATTGCCAGAAGTTATTGCTTTAGAAATCGCACTAGCCATGCAGCCCGACAGGGCAATAATATCGTTATCAACCAAATCCTTTAACAGTTCAAAATCAATTCTTGGCTTATAATAAAAATTCTTATTCCAGGCAATTTCGTTAATCTTAAACAGCTTTTTAAGGCCATCATCATTCTTAGCCAAAAGAATTAAATGAAATCTTTCTGACTTATCTTCAACATCGGTGCTTACCGATGGCACAAAATATGATTCTATTCCAAATAATGGTTTAACTTGGTGTTTATGACAAGCGTTCTGAAATTTTAGTACGCCGCCCATTGTTCCGTGATCGGTAATTGCGGCAGCAATTTGCCCATTAGTGCTTGTAATTTTTGCTATTTCATCAGGGGTGGACATGCCATCAAGTAATGAATACTCTGAATGGCAGTGCAAATGTACAAAATCAGTCACTTATTATTCCAATCTAATGTCGTATAGTGAATCAACACTATTCATAGTTTTCCAATATTTTTCATTATACCAAGATTTACGCAAGTAACACTTGAAACCGGCTTTTTCTATTTTCTTAATTTCACTAGGATTATCTTCAATTACAAAAATAGGATTGATGCTATTAACAACATCTACCTTCTTACCAAAATTGCAGTAGTGAATTTTATTATATCCAATATTCCACTCATTTAGCCAAGAATCAGTGATCTGTTTAATCTCTTCTTTTCTTGTTGAGATAATGTATATGTCTATATTTTTACTAAACCACTCATTGCATTTATGCCAAGAATCTTCAAATGGTTTTAAATTTTTCCAAAAAATTTTTTTAGAAAATAAATGCAAAGCTTCTTCGTCTTTAGTATTTGTCGTGAGCCATTTTGAATAGTCCAAACTAATGCCGCAATCATAGTGTAAATATTCTGATACCGAAGTATCTATATCTGCCACCACACCATCTAGGTTTAATACAATACTTTTATTCATAGTGGGTTATGTTGGAATTGAACCAACAACCAAGGCGTTATGAGCACCCTGCTCTAACCATTGAGCTAATAACCCTAACCAAGAGATTAAACTCTTAAGTTATTTTTACCAGCTGTCTTTAACTTCGCCTGTAGTTAAAAATGCTTGTTGTTGCTCGTATGGCAACATTTTATATACCGAATCAAGTTGATGATATGGCATATTTTTAATTTCTTGAGTCTCTGGAGATGGCTCAAGAGGGATCAGGCTGTAATTCGTATCCGAAGCGCCAGTTCCTGTTCTTGAATACTTATAATATCTATCAGTAATAGAACCAAATTCTTTTGCGTATTCAAGCAAAGTAAGCCCAATATGGCGTTGATTAAATGTTGTATCCAACACTCTTGGTTCCCAAACTCCTGGTTCTATCTCAACAGCAATGTTGATAAGAAGGTGCGGTTTTGGTCTCCATGCTTTATCAACAACAGATTGCTCAGTTGCCCAGCAACGGTAATTAAATTTTTCCATGCCGGCTGTTGAAGCAACTTTCCACTTCCAGTTAATTGTTGAAGTAACAACTGGAACTGTGATGCCTGTGCCAACTTCGGGGTTGTAATTTTTTGAATCTTCAGTCAACTCTTGGCGAAATCTAATCTTGTAAGATTGCCCAGCGTTAACAGTGAAGAATTTTTTCGCCCCACCTTTTGGTCCTTTCTCTACTACTGCCTTTTCAAGGTCTTTTAATGTTTTAATTGATGTAAATGACATAATGTCTCCTTATATGATATGTTTTGCGAATTTTATCGCGTTTTGTATTTGTTCTGTATTCATTTCGCCAGGATCTTTCAATCCTTTTGAAACTTCTGCTACGGAAATATTCTTTCCTAAGCATTGCTCTATGATACCATCCCTCATGGCTTCTCCAGCCATATCATTGTCAGAAAAAATAATAATTTTGTCAAAATATTTCTTTAACAAAATTATCTGACTTTTAGGGATTGCGGCACCAAGACTTGCTACGACATTATTGAATCCTGCTTGGTGTACAAACATTGCATCAATACTGCCTTCAACTATTATAACATCACCGTGTGCTTTTGCGTTTTGCAAATTAAACAAATAATCAGCACGCCTAAACCCCTTGTTGTACAGATACCGAGGTTGCTGACTATCCAGCGTTGCTCTACCAATAAACCCAACAAGCTCGTAAGATGCAGACCTAACTGGAATTACAACTCTATTTTTTTCTTTTGAATACCCTACTTCAAAATACTTTAATGTATCAAGAGATAACCCTCTCTCAATCAAAGTATCAAGAAGATATGCATCTTTATCATAATCTATAGCAATAGAATCAATATTTAATGAGTTATCAACTACATATTCATTTTTATATTTATTTAATTCTTTGTCTAAATTATACGGATCTATGGAATAACTTTTACCAAAAGATTTTCCAGTTATTCCGTAATACAGTTGCCTAAAATTACCTTTCTTGGCACAAGATGGATTAAAGCACTGCCATAGGCCAGTTTTAATATTGATATACATTGCAGCACTATTGCTATTTTTGTGAAATGGGCAAAAAACATTAATCTCTTCGCCAGTGTTTGAGCTTATGTATATATTGTGGTTAAGGAATAAATCCTTGATTTCTTTTTCAAGATTCATAGAAAACTATAGAAAATGTATAATCCTGAGTATCTTTATTATAATCAGTAATTAATTTAGTTTTTCCAGTATAGCCGTATTTAGCCCTTGCTTCATCCTCAATCCATGGTCTTATCTTGTTTATTGTTTCAACATCAATAGCTTGACCAGTAATTTTATTATCCATTAGATATCCCACTCCTCTTGCCATTTTCCGGTTTCTAAATTCCATCTTAAGTAAAATCCAAATTGCGTTGCTCTTCTAACTTTTCTTGACACCACCTGAAACAAATCTGAATTCGGCTCTCTATGGATCGCCAAAACCAAGTCTGCATCATAAGCTAATTGCTTACTCCAGGCAACTTCCTCAAGCTCTGGTGGGCGCTCTGAATGCCCCTCAGACATTGTTACCGCAGCAACATCAATAATTGGTATTGAGTTTCTTACGGCAATTCTTTTAAAAGCCTTAGACAAATTTTTAGCCTTCTCGGTTTCTGTTTTAGAACCAGAACTGTCGTCAAAAAGACCATGGTAATCAAGAATTACCATATCTGGATGATACTGGTCAATCTTGGCTTGCACCATGTTCTGATCGGCTGTTTCAATTCCTTCAGAAGTAACTAAGTGTATTGATTGCTTTCCGTTAAATGTAGCATCAGCCCATTTTTCATAGGTGTCAACAATACCGGCATTTGCTTTTATTAAATCGGTGTTGGTAAAATAACCTTCGCCATTGTTAAGCAAAGTATCTAAGCGTTGGCCTTCCTGTTGCTTGTTCATCTCTAACGAAATAATCATTGGTCTGTACCCCGCTTTCCAGGCATTAACTGCAAACAATCTTGCAATAAATGATTTACCAACCCCAGTCCAGCCCAAAAGGACAACAAAATCACCTGGTTGCCAACCACCAAAAACTTTGTCTATGACCTTAACGCCACTTGGTATGCCCTGAATCTCTTTGTGGTTCTTGGATCTCTCAACTAAATCGTCAAATCTTTCTCTCCAGTCACCAACCAAATCTGTATCTTTTAGGCTTGAAGCAAATTTGTAAACCTTTGATGTTTCTTCCATCAAATAAGAAAGAGCTTCTCTTGGTCCAAATTCAGTTATCAAACTATGCGCTTTAGAAACAATGCTCCTAGTCTGAAAAGATAGTGATTCTTTTTTGGCTTCATCTATGTAATATTCAACAGGCTCTGGAGTTGAGATAAATTCAAAATCCGGATAATGCTGCTTAATGGTTTCTTTAGATGGTACTTTCTTATGTGTATCGTAGTGATTTACAACAAAATTCCAAATGTCCCTGTATTCTTTAAACACATTTTCAACACCGCCATTAACCGCTGACACATAATTATTTGTATCAACAATGCTGTTAATTAACCTAATTTCGTAATTCACTCTTGCTCCATTCGCAATTTTGTTTGTTTAACTACATCTTTAAATTTTTCACTTGATTTGCTGTCAAACTGGATTCTATCAACATAAGTTTTAGATTGAACAGCAAAATCAAATACCAAAAAAGGTCCACTGTTTGATTTAATAAAAGAATCGCAAGCTTTTAACAAATTTTCATTATTATAAAATTTTGCTAGAGCATCTGCTACAGCTTCCTGACGAGGGGAATCTGGAACAAATAACTTATTTTGCTTCTCGCAACACTCTCTGAAGTGTTTTATTAGATCTTGACCAGTTAGATTCATCTTCACTACCTGCTTCTTTCCAAGTTATAAGTTTATAATCGTATTCGGAGATACCGGCATTAACTCCATAAAACCCATCAGACAAAGCGCTAGTGATACATTCAAGCCTTACTGTGCATTTTTTACACACAGATTTAGCATATTGAATATCATCAATATTATATGAAAACCATTTTTCGCTATTTTTATCGTTTGAGCAGAGAGCCTTGTCTCTCCAGTTTTTTTTCATTATTGCTTTTCAGCATCAAGTTCTTGCAATTTTGCTTCAATTTGAGCATCAATAGATTGCCATAACTTCTTCCATGCATCTTCGTCTTCAATTGCTAAGCAAGTAATTTTTGCTCCAGCATCAAGACGCAGCGATTCGTAATTACCTAAATTTTTGGTAATACCGATTGAAGCCCATACTTCAACGCTATTTTCATTTGATTTAACCATATTATTTTCTCCTCATCTTAACTTGTTGTTCAATGGATATTATTCTTTGCTTTATTGTTTTATTATTCACAGGCCTTCCTGGAGAACGCCTAGAGAAAAAGGATACCATGTCGTGAACATCCTGTGTATCATAATATCTCCAATTTTTATAACTTACACAAATATCGCCAAATTTTTTGCTCTGTGGAATTAAATTTTTCTTTTCATATTTCCGAATAGTATCAGGTCTTTTATTCACAATCTTAGATACTTCGCCAATAGTATATATCCTGTGCAACACTAGATCGGATTGTTCTAACGGCATATTTATTTGTTCAGAATTTGATAATTTAATCATTAAAATTTTATTTTGAGATTTAACAATTTTTGAAATTTTAACAATGTCGTTGCCAAATCTATAAAATTTATTAACAATTATTTTATTTGTAATCATATGTTTTTATTTTTTCTGTTTAGAATAATTTTGAGAAGGGATTGATCCATTAACTTCTTTAAAGCCAAGAGCTTTTAATATTCTATTAATTTTCTTCAATTCTACATCGGAGCTGTGAGAGCACCTAACGCATGTTATATCAACCCAATATCTTTGCATAGCATAATACGGATCTCCAACATATTTCATTCCACCACATTTTGCACACCGAAAATTATTTAAAATTCTAATTTTCATTTTGCAAAATACTCCTTGTCTTTATAAATAGCCCATCCATTGTATATTGGCGTGACTTCATAAAAGAATTTATGTTGCCCTGTTGTTTCGTATGTAACGATACCAACACCTTGTTGCCAATTTTCGTATCTAACAAGTGGTCTACCATCAAGGTCAACACCACCTTTGGTTGAAGGAACTGCGCCATCAATTCTTGCTAGGCATCCAGGAGATGCTGCCATGGTGGTACGAGAGCCATCAAAATCTTCACGAGTTTTGAATGCTGTTTCAATGCGATGAATGTGTCCATAAATCACACTTGTCTTTTCGCTGTTCAAATAAACATGGGCTGTTGAGCCAGAAGACTTAACCCTGTCTCCGTGAATAATTCTTAACTTTTCGTTAATCCAAAAATCAGAAGCCGGATATCCTGGTCTGTATTCAACCCCGAAATCATCCATACGAACAAGATACGGAACAGTCAATACCGGCCAAGAGTCTGGCGTATTGCCTTTACGGATTCCATATGCTGAAACAGCATTAATTAATAAATACTTCGGCATTCTTTCTTCATGATTACCGGCAAGCCAAACTATTTTGGCTGTTGGGGCAGCTTCTCTAAGTTGGGCACAAAATGTTGTTGCCCGATCAATTGAAGCCTGCATAGTTTGTTGATATGCAGGTGTTGTAATGTATTTCCCTAAAGTTGGAAAATCCAAATTATCGCCAACGCAAACTACAGAATCTGGCTTTACATCACGAACAATTGAAAGCATAATCTCAATTGCTTTCTCGTCATGAGTTGGTTCTAACTTGCCATCACGACCTCTGTAGTAACCAATTTGTGCATCAGGGACAACAACGCATTTTTTATATTTTGAAGTTTTCTTTGTAGCAATTCTTGGCTTCGGCAATCTTACAGCAGGACCTTGCTTAATCACAGGCCATTGCGGGCCACGAGACTCTCTTCTAACCCTACATATACCGTCTTTATCAAGTGTCTTGCGACAACTATTATCCGCATATCTTTGATTTGCCGTTTTAGGCTCAAACTGATATGTGCAATCAGTACCTTCACATTGTTTCATATATCTCCTTAAGTATAGGAATTCTATAGTACATTATCTCTAGACCAAATCCTCTTTATTTTGAAAATTTTTATTTTTTTCTTTCAAATTATCCCTTATTTCTTTATTGCGTTTCTTCATAGTTTGTCGCATTTTCTCCCTATGCTCAGCAGTTGGTTTTCTGCCTTCTCTATGGAGTGCGCTATGCTCGGAATGAGTGCACAAAAAAAGGTTATTTAAGCGATTGTCGCTTTTAATTTCATTTATATGGTGCACTGTCTCCCATGGCTGGACATGCCTGCCAAGGTATTTTTCAAGAACTGCTCGGTGTTCATAAACATATCCCTTGATATTAAATGGGTGATCTTGATCTAAAATACGAACATATCCTTTGTCATCAACATATTTACCGCCCCCGTAATTTGGATTATTTTCTCCAGAAATAGATCTTAATGCCCAATTAACATCTTCCCTTTTAGATGCTAAAACTCTTTTTGTCATTACGAGCCAGAGCCAATGTCCTCAACATATAATTGCAACTTCTTCGCAGAAGTTGCGCCAACACTAATTTGTGGTGCATTTGTTGCTCCAGAAACAAAAGTTCTTTTAACAACAACAGAAAAAGATTGCTGAGAAAGCCCGCCACCGCTTTGAGCAACAGCAGAATAAACACCAGCGCCAACAGTTGTTGGCTGGCTCTTGTAACTTTGTTGGTTAGCTGTAATGTTTGCATTACTGGTAACATCATAAAATATATGTGGAGGCGGAGTCATATCCCATTGCATTATTGGACTTGCTGCATCAAAACCAGATGCTACTTGAAATAATTTCAAACTCAATATTGAATCCTCAGCGCCCTTGGCTGCGATTTCAAACCCAGGAAATACGCATGTAACACGAAAATACCTATCTGCTGGAATTGTAATTCTTTGATCGGCTCCACCACCAGGATTTGTCAACTGAATAACCAATGAGTTTGTTGCAACAACATTGGCGACAATAGGTGCAGTTGTTGACTGAATTAGCTGAAGAATTCCACTTGGCTTCCTGTCATTAGCATCCCTGATTTGTTCCATATTCATTGACATTTGGGCGAGTCTTTCGCCGGTTATTGGGGTGCCATCAGACCAGGACACAAAGGAGTAATTTTCGTAAGCCATTTAACTATTATACCTCATTTAGACATATCTATACCAATTAACAGCCGCATACCTAGCTCCTTTGGTAATTTTTTTAACACGGTGCATATAGGGGAAAGCTGAGCAAAATACAACGCAGTCCCCAGGCTCTGGGGAGTATTCAATGTTAAAGTGCTTAAAACCTAACTCTCCTCCTTCATAATCGCTATTGAAATACATTACGGCAGAAACAGTTCTAGGAATTGATGGGCAGTCATCATTATGATAGTTGAAAAATTCTCCTTCAGCGTACCGCATCATAATAAGATCGTGGTTGGGAATTACGTTATGGTATTGATATTTTTGGCAAAATTGATTGACAATATCAGTCATTTCTTGCTGCACTTCGCCCATTAATATTCTTAATGGATCTGATTCATGGCATTGTCTTAGTTCACTTGTAGAAAAAATTTTACAATTTCTTACATGTTCATCAATTTTTGAATAATATTCACCATTTTCATTTTTTTTAATCACAGACCCCATTGTTAAAAATGGGTCAGAATAAGTTTTAAGTATATTATAGTAATATACAGTTTTATCAATTCCAACGGAATAAACATCTATACCCGGAGCTAATGATTTTTTAATCACCATTTTTCTAAAGGGCAGGATGCGTTATTTAATTTAGTTTTCATTGTCATAATACAACCACACTGTTTACATTGTTTTGTCAAATCAATTAATTCGGGGCAAGATTTGCATATTTCGTATCTTGAAGAAGAAGTCTCGTCATCTACATAATTATTAGAATTTAATAAATGCCAAGGCCTAGAATCGCCTATTTTTTTCTTATACTCTTGCCATGCACTTAGCATTATGGAGCAATAAAATTAGTGCCATCCCAGGTCCAACCTGGAACAACATTTGGCTGATCAGTAACTTCAATTACAATAGGGTTGCTTGATAAGCCAGCAGCCCATGCTGCAGACTGCGGACCACTAATTGAATCATCAAATTGAATTTGCATAAAGACATCGCCTTCTGTAACGCAAACAAATCTTCTAATAGACATTTTATTTCTCCTTTAACACAGTATACCATTAACCAATGCAATAGCTATTATCAATACAGAAAAACCCATCTGGGCATGGGGGGACACAGCCTGATGGCGGTGATACTGGTGGTGGGGCTACAACATCAACGCCTGGACTCACCACTGGACTCACTACCGGACTGACCGGATCAGGTGGTGAACCTACTGGACTGACCGGATCAGGTGGTGAACCTACGGCTGGCGGAGAAGCTCCGCACTTCTGTATACAATATGGTTGACCATTTATATACGCCCATAATTGATCAGCCCCAGCATCGTAGTAAAATTCAAATGTTTGATTACCATAATTTTCATAAATAACACCAGAGTCTGTATAAACAGTACTTGACGCAATACCGCTGTTTCCTTGATAGACAGATGAAAGATTTACCACTCCTTCTGTAACAACCGCTCTTGGGAAAAGACCACCAGCAGCTGCGCCATCAACTTTCATACCAGCAAAATTAGAACCAAGAAATTTTCCAAGTATCATATCACCAGAAAAATTACCGCCAGTAATAAGGCTATCTCCAGAAATTTCCCATCCAGCAATTTGGCCAGCGGTAGCAGTCACCGTTCCGGTTAATTCCAGATTGGTTCCATTATAAAACATATAGTTATTAGCAGCACCAACAGAAAATGTTCCATTTGAGTTCCAATAATTTAAGGCATTGATATATATAGAATCAGCTACAATTTGACCTCTGATTACAGCAATATCAAATTCGGCAAAGCCATTACCATAAATAGCCCACCCAGAAGTATTGGCGACATAATTGTTACTTCTTATTATGTTATTAACTAAAACAATGTTAGCTGCTAATTGGTCTGCTGTTATGGTATTTGAGACAATACTGATCGCATGCAAACTATTTGGAGCCAAGCGAATTCCGGTAGGTCCAAGAACAGTTTCAGTAACAACATTTGCGATTACATTTTTTAAAGCATCAAAATTTGCTTCTTGGCGAGACAGCCTAGAGCCAGCACCAACATAACCCACTGTCCAGTCATAAAGGGAGTATTCATCAGTGTCTATAAGAGAAGAAGATATGCCGTCATGATTATGACCACCGTTGTAAAATACAATTGAGCTTTCAGATACCCCGCTAGAACCACTCACTCTTGCCATTAGACAACCTTCCTTACAACAATGCTTTGTGATGGGCTATCGGAAAACACACAATCTGTACTAATAACCCAATACTCTCCATTAATTATATCAAAAGAATCCATTGAAGATATTTTTATTCTATCTCCAAGTTGAATTCTTGGATTTGGCAATATATTTAAATTTATAATAGGAACTGGCTCACTCATTTTATTAATAATAAAATCTGCTATTTTTTGTGCTTTTTCTAAATTAGAAATAAATTCATTTTCTATAACTAATTCTTTAAGACCATATTTTCTAATATTGTCGTCAAGCTTTGCAACTTTCTCAACTACTTCACCTTTAGCTTCAGTAACAACAACTGGGATGCCAGCAATTGACGCAAAAGCCTTAACATTGCTGGCAACATCCTCTCCTTCAACATAAACCAATGAACCCGAAGTTGTTGCATTAGAAGCGGCAATGATTAATTTTGCTCCGTAATGGTTTGGCTCAAATTTAATAAGCTCTATTAATGGCGGTGATGGTTCAATCAAATTAGTTATTAATGGATTTTGAACCCGAAATGCAGGCGATTTGTCAAACTTAATATCAAAACTAAGAACTTCTCGCACAAGAGCGTTATTGGAGTGGGCTGCAGCAACTGTGCCAAATTGTGCTCTTTCTGCCAACAAGAAAGCGTTGCTTGTTGTATTACTATATTTTATAATTTCATTATCTATTTTAAGATAACCCGATTTAGGGAATGGCGGTTTATCCGTAGTACTAACAGGCAATGTATTGGATGTGCTGGTAATATTTGATTCAAGGTTTACAGTGCCTAAAGAAGTTGGGTCTTCAGCTCTCCACAAAGACTGCCGAGCAATCAGGTTGTTTGTTACTCCAGATATTTTTACAACTACCTTATTTGTTTGTAACTGAACATTATAACTGGCATCAATAATATTGGTTGTATCTGAAAAAATTTGTTGAACATTGGCGTGTTGATCTATTGTTGTTTCAAAAAAACGATAATAATGCTCATATCTGGCTTTTTCATTCTCATCTATATACAGCCGGCCAAGATCAGCCAGGCTTATGCTATCAATTATGCTTTGTGCAGTGGTATCGTTCCCATATATAAAAGGAAATACATCCGATGGTTGCATTTGCGTTTCTATATAATTATTCAAATTCTGTTCATCGCTTAGGGATGTATTGAATATAACAAATTCATCAATTGTAAATTCCCGAATTGTAGATGGTGCTACTTCGGCTCCAGAAGTATAAGAGGCACCACGACCACCAATGCAAAGGTCTTTGTTGCCATAGGAAATTGGAGTACCCGTCAAGGTGATAGTGTTTGCTAAAACACCATTTACATAATATTTTAAAATATTGCCTTTTAGTGCAAAAGACATTAGGTAAAAAGAAGAGCTAGATAACGCTGTATTGGATGAAATTATTTCAGTTCCTGATGATGTTACCACCTTCATTCCGTGCATTGAGGAATTGTAAAATAATTCAAACCCAGAATTTGGGGTGGAGTTATTCCAGTTACTAATAAACTCACCATCACCAGAGAACGAATTTGCATTAAACTTAACATATGTAGAAATTGTAAAATCACCAGTATATGTGTGAGAATTGCTTTCAAAAACATTATAAGATATGTCGTAAGGTATTCTTAAGTAAGAATTTGATGACAGAAGCAGACTCTTGTTGTCTGTATCAGAAACGACCCCTCCTGGTTGAGCCAGGGTGGGATTTCCTACATACATTGCATTATTTCTCCTAGAAGCTCTTTCTATTTGATTCTGGCTGGAGACAACGGACCAGCGACCAGTACCGGAGTTAAAAGAAAGATATGATTGATTTGACCTACTACCAATTCTGTCTAAAGCAGCCATTGTTATTGTTTGATCAGAGTAAACCCAGTCAATACCGTTGCTATCATTTCGTTTTAACTTGATTTGAAAAGGCGCTCCGGTTTTAAGAGCACCAGTAAAAAACTCAATTCTTAATTCATACATTTTGCCAGCAGTTAAATTATAATTATCAGATTCCAGAGTTACTGTTGAATTAGTACCAGACTCAACAGAATACCAGTCATTAATAATCAAAACTTTATCCAAATAGACGCGAACACCGCCTCTATTTATTAAAATCATTAAACTTTGATTTCCGGATGTATCCGGAATGTAGAACCCATCAAAAACACCATTATAAAATTGCGTGACTGTACCGCCAGCATTTTTTGTAAAAGTGCCAGTGGTAAAGTTTAAAGCAACTGGGTATGCTTGGTCTTGTGTTGATATAGTGTTTGAAACTGTTGTTAATGATGGAGTAAAATAAGCTTTAATATCCAAAGCCTTTTCCATAACAGTTAAGTCTTTATCGTTAGCATCTAAAAGGATGTCTTTGAGACCAACTAAGTCGTTAGATGTAACTTCTACAAATCTTGCTCTTAAAGAGCTAGCTACGGTTCTTGTTGCATTATCTCTATCAACAATGTTTTCGTTAAAATTATAATGCAAAATAGCATTATTTCTTGTATATGACTCCGAAGGTTTTGACAAATAAGTTATATCTTTTTCAGGGAAATTAGAACTCATCAAAATGTTTTTAGTTGCAAAAGGTATTGTGGAGTCCTGAATAAAGAAGCCTTTGGTAAAAGTTTTTTCATTTAAAAATTTGCTCCAATTTGTTAATGAAGCGCTAACAATCATTGACGATGAAGCGGCTTGCCATTCATCTATATAAAAAACACCATAAGGAACGTATTCAAAGGTATCAAAATGCACAGTTGCGTTAGCATTATGGCTTCTGGCTATTGAGTCACCATAGCCTCTTTCAACAGCATTGAACAAAAATGGAGAATTCTTGGAGCAAAGAACATATTCTCTATTAATGGTATTTTTATCAATTGTTAATATAAAATTATTATCCCCACCCCCGTCTGGAAACCCAATTGTTGTCCCAACGGGGATTGTATTAGAGTTGGCATTAATAGAAGTTGTTAAAAAAGTTGATATCTCGTAATCATTTGTTTTTTGAATTTGCCAACCGCCATATATAAAAAATTTTAAATCTTTTTTCATATATTTTCCAAACAAAGAGTTTGAGCTAAATATATTAAAATCTTTACTATTATTA